AAACTTTAACAATTAACTCTGTAGCAGAATTTGACAGTGAAGATAATGTTATTGATTTTATTGAATACTTAAAACATAAAAGAGATAAGGAGTTAAACTAATATGGCAACACACTTAGTAATAGGAGACCCTCACTGCACTCCAAAGGCAAGCAATGACAGATTTTTATGGGCAGGTAAATTTGCTTATGATCTGAAACCAGACACCATAGTATGCATGGGAGACTTTGCTAGTATGGATTCATTATCAAGCTACGACAAAGGTAAGAAATCTTTTGAAGGAAGAAGATATAAAAAAGATATAGACCATGTACATGATGCATTGGAATTATTTAACAAAGGTCTTAATGGAAGACGACCAAGAAAAATCATGTTACTTGGTAATCACGAAGATAGGATTAATAGAACAGTAAATGACATCCCCGAACTGGAAGGTACAATTAGTACAGATGATTTTAAATTTGAAAAATATGGTTGGGAAGTTCATGCTTACCAAGAGCCAGTTGTGGTCGATGGTATATATTACTGTCATAACTACCCTACTGGTGTTATGGGTAAGCCTATTAGTGGTGACAATATCGCTCGTGCCTTATTAATAAAAAATAAAGTATCCTCTACTGTTGGTCATATACATACATTCGATTATGCCATGTGTGCATTACCTTCGGGTAGAAAACTTATGGGGCTATCTGCAGGATGTTACTTACATCATAAGGAAGACTATGCTAAAAACACACAGCAAATGTGGTGGAGTGGTTTAGTAGTTAAACGTAATGTAGATAAAGGGGAGTATGATCTTGAAATGATTGAGTATAATACTGTTAGGAGAAAGTATGGTAAAAAGTAAAAGAGTATATGATAAAATAATAGACCATGGTCATGACATATCATACGAGAATGAAAGAACACATGATAGTGTTAATTCACCTGCTCATTATAAGTATGGTAAGAAAGAAACCATTGATGTTATAAGAGATTGTACCACTAGTGATGAGTATCATGGGTACTTAAAGGGTAATGTCTTGAAATATGTTTCAAGGTATAAGTTTAAGGGGGAGCCATTGGAAGATCTAGAGAAGGCACAATGGTATTTAAATAGATTAGTACAGGAGGTTAAAAATGGGGGCAGTTAAGAACGCACTACTAGAGGTGGAAGCCTTTGTGTATGAGTGTATAGAAAAAGGAAGAACATTAAATCAAACAATAAGAGATGCAGAAGATGAGTTTAGTAGGGTAGATAATGTATACTTTATTAATGCAGATTTTATTGAAGATAAGTATTATCAATTTAGAGGGAACGTATGAAAGAGAATGAAAAGACAGGATCAAGAACATATTTAATAGACTCAATACAGCTACAAGATATAATGAGGTACCTAATGACTAGACCTTACGCTGAAGTAGTACAGCTTATGAATATGTTAAGTAGATTAAATCAACTAGATCCTAGCATTGGTGCAGACTTTGTTAAGAAACAAACAGGTGATACCAATGGAAAAAAATAATTCAATACATAAGACAGGTTTATTGTTTGAACTAAAGATAGGTTTAAATAAAAACAATTCAATTGTGATTGACTATGGTGGAAAACCCGTGGGTAAAATAAGAGAAGCACTTAAAGATTTTAAGTACCAAGCTAATCTTTGTGCAGCAATTATTAACCATGCTAACTCTACGGGTAAAAAACTAGAGGATGACATTAAGGAAATGATACAGAAAATTTAAAGTTTTGGTCTGGAGAAGTTGCACCAAAAAAAAGGCTCCCTTAAAGGAGCCCTGTTGTTGCCTAACTGGGGGAGTTAACGCTCCCCTTTTTTTATGTGTGTAATTATGTTTTAGCTATAGTATCTTTATTAATTCCTTTCTTTATTACATAGTCTTGGGTACCATTGGCACCTGTATTAACTTCCTTTTTAAGATTTCTAAATAGATTCATTTCTTTTATTCTTTTATAATTTTCTTTTAAGAATACCTCTATTGATTTATTATCTCTCATTAATACTCCTTCTTATGCCATTAACCTGTCTGTTTGTTTATTAAGTTTACTAAGTTTAATAGGCTTACTTATTATATCTTTTTGTAGTTGCTTAGGGAATTGTAATTTAATTAGTACTTCAGGATCTTTATCATATCCTACATCTACACCCTCGGGCTGCTTATAATTTTGTAGGTATTCTGTATATTGAATTAAATCTATGTTGTTTAAACCCTCACCACCATATGGGTAAGAGTCTTCCCCACCTACATGAAATTGTTTAAGAATTGAGTCTCTCTCTAATTCACTTAACCCAGTCATAGTTTTAACTGTTTCATTTTCAGCTGCATCTTTAACAGGTACTATAGGCATATCCCATACTATATCCCCATCTGTATCCATGGTACCATCAGGGTTTACACCACTAGGTAATCTCCATGCATACATTTCATTATTTCTTACTTGATTCCAATTTGGAGTATCACTATCAGTAGTTGTCCCAAATGGGGCATCATCTGCTAAGTTTATGATATAACCTTCAATAAAATCCCCACCCTGACCCTTACCTGTGTTACTATAAAAAGCAGCATGTCCTGGAATATCTGTATCTTTAGTTCTGTCCCACAATTCTTGCAATGTTATTTTTCTTAATACATATTGGTTATCCTGTGAAACCCTAACATTTTTTCTAATATTTCTGTAGTCTCCTTCATCGGAAAGTCCAGGTGATTTCCTATCAGGTATAGTTAAATTCTCTAACTCAAAGTTATATTCTTTTGCAAACTTATTTGCTTGATCATATATTACTCTTTTATAAAATTTCTTAAGCCCTTGTCTCTTATCTTCTTCCATATCTGGATAACGATTGTATTGAATTTGACCATTTGTAAAAGCAATACTATCTCTACCTTCTTTTATAGCCTTGTCAATTAGCTTACGCATAACTAACTCAACCCATTTCTTGGATTCTTTTATAGGAAAGTCTGGTATTATACCATACGCATTTGTTAAAAATTCTTCTGGTGTACTGTAGTTTGGTTCATTTTCTGGGTCATATATAAAAGCCATACCCTTATCTGATTTTCTAAAAATATAATCCATAGTCTTACTGTAGGGATCGGAACCAGGATTATCTTCCCAAACACCAGGTGTAGATTGTAACTCAATATCCATAACACTTCCTTTCCCAGAAAGTCTATACTCAATACCAGTATTTTTTAAATAATCTAATAGTTTCTCCCCTGGAACAATTTCATAGTCACTAACAAACCCTTTCTTTGCACCTGTCTGCAACATCTGCGATTGTATCTCATCTACTACTGATGTATTTTTTAATTTCTTTGCAAGATTTAAAAGTTGAAGATCTATGGTATCAGAATAAGATGCACCAGATTCCTCGGCTTCTGATGTTCTGTCCTGTATTTCCTCTGCTATTTTTTTAGGATCACCATATCCAACTTGAGTCCTTGCATGAGCAAATGTATTAGTACCATATGTAATTCCAAAGTGAGGCTCTTTATACATCTCACCTACAGTAGAATCACCCACACCTATCTGGAATACTATATGTTCTTGTGTTCCTTTTTTCTCGTAGCCTAAGCTGTAGTCACCATATAAGGGATTCATTTGCGATTTAGGTATAGTCTTTACTGTTATACCAGATGATATATCTCTAGTACTAACAATATCTAATAATTCTTTTTTAGTAATAGATTCATTACCTTTTAAAATATCTGTTAAACCCAAGTACTCCATTTCAGTTTTTGTAGAGTTACTCTCAATAATACTTTTCCACTTACCTTTAGTAGACTTATCTTGTTTAGCATTCTTAATAGCCTCAACAGCCCTTGAATAAAAATCAGGTTTATCACCCTTAAGTGCTAATGCTGTTTGTTTTTCTATCTTAGTTAGCTTACCAAACTTAGGTTTCTCTGGTACTAAATCTTTAGTTTGTTTATTTATAGTAGGTTTTTTATTATCTAATAATTTTTTAGTAGCTTGAGTTGCTGCTTCGGTAGCTAATTCTGTACCTAGATTGGGACCTTTAGGTGGTTCCTTTTTAGGTGGTTCATTTAATGGTAAATTAGAATCTTGATTTTCTATATTAGATCCTGTGTCTTCCCCTGAATCATTTTTATATATATCAGGGTTAGTATTAGGAACAGCCATCATGGCATCCATTTGATCCATTCTATCTACACCTGGCATACTACCTTGTGGTACATCATTGCCTTCATCAATATTTTTAATATAATCTGAGAAGTATTCTTCAGTTTCTTTATAAGCTTTAGTACCTAGGGCTGTGCCTAGTAAAGCTGTATAAGCTTTTGGTCCATACTGTTGTGCAAATTTCTTACCACCATTCTTAGCTAGGTATCCTGCCAAGGGTCTTATGGCTACTCTACCTATAGTTGTTAGTATAAGATCTGCTGCTGCAACTTGTGCTACCATTTAACAATTCCATGCTCTGAGAGCTTTATTAATTCTACTCTGAGGATCATTAGCTGTTTCCTTTGAAGTAAGTTTTTTCTTCATACCTCTCATACGTGCACAAAAACTAGCACGCCTTGGGTTACCAACCTCTTTACTAGGTGCTTGTAAGTTACCACCAGTTTCTTTGTTGTAACTATCTCTACCTTTTTGGTTTAACCCACCCTTAGGATTCTTACCTTCACTTCTAGTCCATGCTGCTTTAGCCATTATGCAAAACTCCTATATGGTTTTACTTTGTTTGCTATACTCTTAGGCTGTTTAACAAATTGTTTACCTGCTGCTTTACCTTTTCTTTTAGCTGCAGTTGTAGCTGCATATTGAGAAGATGATAAAGATTTAATTGCTTTTGCAGGTAGATATCTTTCACCTGTTTTACTTGAAGGCTTACCAGATTTTGTTCTCCATTTCTGTTTGCCCCAAGCCTGTAAACTTCTTTGTGATTTTGCTAATGCCATTATGATTTATAGCCTCCACCTGCTTTCTTATAAGCTTTAGCTAATGCTTGTGCTTTTCTTGCAGACCATTTTCCAGCAGCTGTACCTTGAGTTGCTGAACCTTTTATTCTATTAAATATTTGTTTTCTTTTACCAGGTTGAGTATAGTTGTTTGCTTTATTCACTGTCATCGTTTTCCTCCTCTAAATTTCTAATTTTATAATCGTAGCTTCCTTCCTCATGTTCATCTGTAATCCATTTAGATGAATTTTCTACAGAGTATATCTTACTACTTACTAATCTATTAATTAAATTTTTGTTTGGGTCAACACCCATAGATGCATTAAACATTTTAAGTCTATTGTTTGGCTGTATTGCATAGTTCCCATCATCTAATGCAATCACATGACCACATTTATGTTGATCTGGTTTCTCTGCATAACCAAAATTTAATTCATTAAAATCTCCTGCACACCAATCTATTGTAAATAAGTATTTACCTTTACGTTTTACTTTACGTCTAGATGTGTATTGCATAGTAGCACCAGCTAGTTCATAAAAAGTTGTAACACTTACATTATAACTAAAACTATCCCACATTACTAACTCATCTAATGGTAATTCTTTTACTCCAGGCTTAGAACAGAAAGCTGATATAGGTGCTCTCCACCATAGCCCACCATCTTCCATTAAGAAATGAAACATAGGTACTCTGTTTGGTATAGAACTAAATCCAAATACACCAACCTCAAAGTATTTGTCGTGTGAATCTTTTTGATCTCTTAAAAAATTACCCCTAACATAACATTCTATGATAGGTATGTTAGCATTTAAATAAGCCATTCAGTATACTCTTTCCCGTTATAAAGTAATGCTTGTTTTCTATTCTCTTCTTTACTGTAGGAACAATGAACCCACCCACTTGAGGGATCATCTGGAGTATAAAATTCTAGTATAAGCTGATCAAACACTAGGTTATTCTTAATGTACTTTGCTAATTCTTTATTGTCTACTCCAAAACATTCGAAGTCTGCAGCCTCACCTTGTGCATGCTGTGATGTAGTTTTGCTACCTATTGCTTCACATAATTCCTCACTACGATATCCACTGGAGATTGCTATAGGTTTACCAAAATTCCTACGTGTAGGTTCTAGTACATTTGTGCATAATTCTGTTAAACTATCTATATGCTCAAGGGTAGGTGTATTATCTATCCCTTTCCTTGCAGCAGTTTGAGACTTGGTTAATTCTGATAAACTAAAGTGTCCACTTAATTTCATATGTACTTACCTTTTCTTTTTTTTACATTTACATCTTGGTCCAGATAATTTAGTAGCAACCCACTCACATGCGTTATCAATACTACCAAAGAATCTTAAGAGAAATCTATCTATCATTTTATTTCCTTTTGTACCCTAGTCCAGTTTTTCTGTTGCTATATAGCTTTCTCCATGACCAAGAACTTAGCCTAGTGGAGTAGTGGTATATAAATAATACTATTGTTTTCATTTAAATTCTATCTATTTCTGCACAAGTAAATTGAGTTGCAAAATAATTGTCATTAATAATAGCATCTTCTTGTTTCTCTATTAATATTTTAGATAATGTGTATGCAGCGATTGTACATTCCTTCCAAGAATTATATTCAATCTCAACATTCATTGGTGTTAAACATTGATTGTTTAAAAAAGAACATATAATTATTACTAAACTAAATTTCATGTAGTGGGTCCCCCAAATATAGCAAGAAGGCACATCATTACAATTAGTATTGTTGTAAACTTATAATCCATTCTGAGACCTCCCATTATTTTTTTTTAATTAAACTACCTGCTTTTAATCCATAGACACTCCCAATGACACCTACGAAAACCCATTGATACCAGTATGGTAAGTTGCCAAAGTGTTCAAAGAATAAATTCATCTTAACCATATGTTCAGGATTGTCTGACCATACAGAAAATGCTAACATTACAATTGGTAAACTTAATAAAATTAAAATAAATTCGTCTTTCCAATCTGATTGTCTAGCTTCTAGTAATTTACCAGAGTACTCTAGATCTCCACGAGCCATCTTAGCTGCATGTTGTGCCTGAGCATCAGCCATTAGCATCTTAGTCTCTTGTTTCTTTTTATATATATGTGTGCCAGCATTTAATGCTAGTTTAATTGCACTAAACCACATACTAAAATACTATTGCACCTAGAACAAAACCTATAGCTGCACTGATAACACA